ACAATAGAAAAACAAGCTATAATAGCTCAAAGAGTACTAAGTAAACAGCAAGATTTAAATAAACAATCTTTAGTTAAAGAACAAGAAGATGCAAGATTAGAATCTGAAGCTCAAGCTGAAGCTCAATGGAAAGAAATAAATACTGTTTTAGAAAAAGATACTCTATCTGGTCTTCCTCTTACAAAGAAAGAAAAAGATGGATTTAAAAATTTCTTAACAGGTAGTAATAAAAAAGGTGAATCTATAAGAACTGCTAAGTATAACAGTCTTACAACAGAAGATAAATTAGCAATAGATTTAATAATTTATCAAGGATTAGGTAATTTTAATAAATTAATAAGTAAATCTGCTGAAACAAAAGTTACTGATACTTTTAAAAATATTTTAAATAAAAGTAAAGGTAATTCTGGAAACAATGGAAAAGTTAAGAAACCTGAAAGTTCAAAACCAAACCTTGATAGAAAACATTTTGTAATAGGATAATAACATATAAAATCAAAAACAACAATAATTAATGAGACTTTACGATGATCATTTTAATGGTACAGGAGTAACTACTGATAATGCATTAGCAAATGCAATGATGACTGCTCCTGAACAAATCTCACCAGCTTTAACATACCTAACAGGTAAGGATGAAAATATATTTCCTCTTACATTTGTTACTGAAGGTACTGCTGCGATGAAAGGAGGTCAATCACCAGCCCTTGTACGAATAAAAGGTGATACTTATGATTACAATGTAATCTCAAGACAAGACAAAGTTATTCCAGTAGCGGTTACTAATACTACAGCAAGTGTAGGTATTGGACATCAGCCATTTAAAATTCTTTTCACTGAAAGGTGGTTTGTAAAGAGTTATGTAATTGTTGGTAAGTCTCAAACTCAAATGCGAGTTATGAAAGAACCTGAACAAAAAGGTTCTTATTGGGAATATGAATGTCAACTTATAAATCCAGATCCTGCAGCAACTGTACCTTCTGGAGATTTAGAACAAGGTTCTTCTTTTGGTCAGATGTTTGCTCCTGTTGGAACAGACTTCTCAAGAGGAAACTCTTCTACTTGGGTAGCCCCTTCTAGAATTCGCCATCGTCTAGGTACTCTTAGAAAATCTTATCAATGGTCTGGATCTGCCGATAAAAGGTACATGTGGTTAGATTACAATAAAAAACCAGGTGAAGGAGCTAACAAACTCTGGATGGAACATGAAGAATATCGTCACTATAAAATGTGGAAAAAAGAATGTGAGCATTACTACTGGTATGGTCAACAATCTTATAACGAAAAGATGAATACTCATCTATTTGATCCTGATGCAAATAATACTCCTATTATAACTTCTCCAGGTTTACTTGAGCAAATTGTAAATAAGGATAGTTATACAGACTTAACTGCTAATCAACTTAAAGCAGTTATTAGAAATGTAATGTATGGTATGAGTGATACTACTAATATGCAGATTACTTTATATACTGGTACTGGTGGTTGTGATGAGTTTGATAAAGCTATGAAAGACTCACTTATAAGTCAAACTTATATAAGACTTGATAATAGTAAATTTGTATACGGTACAGGTTCTCATCTTGAATTAGGTGGTTATTTTACTACTTACAAACATATAGATGGACACACAATAAATGTAGTTAAAAATCACTTTTTTGATCAATCTGTAAATTCAATGGTTTCGGAGAAACATCCTGATTCAGGACTTCCTTTAGAATCATACAGAATGGTATTTGTAGATCATACAGTTTATGATGGTCAACCAAATGTACAAATGGTAATCAGAGAAGGTAGAGAACTTCAATGGGCAGTAGCAGGTTCTACAGTTCCTAGAGGTTATAAACATACAGACCTTAGAGCATCAGATATTGATGGTTGTTCAGTACAATTATTAAAACAATCTGCTGTACTATTACGTAGGTTTAATACATCTATTGATATGCAATGTATAAAAGCATAATTAATTAAATAAAACAATTAACAAGGAGAGAAGTTAAACTTCTCTCCTATTTTTTAAGACATGGAAAAAACAAAAGAGAATAAAATAGAACAGAAAATAGTAACTATTAATATTAAATCATTTCATAATGATAATTTACCATATAATGTTGTAGGAGATCTTATGGTAAAAATAGAAAAATAGTAAAAGGCATTACTCAAGAAGAAGAAGATAGATGGCTACCTAAATTAATAGGTGATATAAAAGATCCTGAATATTATAAAAAGAAAAGATTATTTTGGATTGAATTAAAAGAATATGTTAAATATTCTACAGGAATTACTCTTGATGTATCTACAGATAGTGAAGGAGAACCTATTAATATAAGAGATTATATTTTATGGAAACGTGCATTAGAGTCTCCAAATGTAGCAAAGAATCAAGATGAGTCTAAAAGTAGATCTAGTTATTGGTTTTACATTAATGACGAAGAGAAAAATAAGAATAAAAAATCTAAGGATATTAAAGCCGCAACTAAAGCAATGCAGTTGTATAGTAAACATGAAAGTAACGAATCTACATTAGATATGCTACTTTGGATGTTTAATGAAAATCCTGGTTTATTAAAAGATATTGAAGACAAACAAAATACTTTATTTGATAAAGTAACTACTAAATCACAGTTATTCATAGAATATTGTGAAGATAGTAACTTAACAACTAAAGCAGAAATTTATTCAATGCTTCACAATGGTGTTATTAGAAGAAGTGGAGACACTTATTTATATTCAGATTATACATTAGGTGATACAATAGAAGATGCTGTAGCATTTTATAAAAATGCTAAAAACTCTGCTATTTTAGCTCAAATGAAAGCTGAATTAAAAAGAGCTAAAGGCAATAAATAGTGAATGTAAAAAACCTACATATATCATATAAACTTGAGTTAGATAAAATTGACTCAGGTTTATATGATAATCTATTAGATAATGAAATAGATTATTATTTTAATAAAGCTCAAATAGAGTTTATTAAAAGTAGATATAATCCTGATTCTAATCAATATAGAAAAGGTTTTGAAATGAATGAAAAAAGAACAGTAGATTTAAAAAATCTACATGTTACTAATTATTCAGATACATGTTATTTAACATCAGAAGATAATAAATATAGATTTACTTTACCTTCTGATTTTATGTTTCTTACTTCAGAACAAGCTAAGGTATATTATAATTATTGTAATACAATAACATATACTACAAACACTGAAGTTAAAACATATTTTAAAATACCTTTAAACTTTAGTACATTAACAACTGATAATTTTGTTAATTTTAGAATTGCAATAGGTAACACATCAACATTATTATATACTCCTATATCAGGTTATATGTATCCTGAAGATGAAGATGCTTATATAAATTATATTAAATCTTTAAATATTACTGATTATAATATATTTTATGAAAATTTTTATACTGAATATGAACAAGGAAGTTTATTTATAGAAACAACACAAGTAAATGATGTTTTTATAAGTTATGATAATGGAGATACTTGGGAACAATTTACAAGTTCAAATCTTACTTTAGAAAGTAGAGATGGATTAACTAATGGAACACAAGATATTGTACCTGTAAGAAGATCTCAAATTGATGATATATATGTATTATTAAAAGATAGTTTTGCAAAACCAAATCCAGAAAGCCCTTTAGCAATTGAACATAGTAATTATATAGATAGTTTTGCAACAAATGAATTTATAATTGAAGATTTAATTATAAGTTATATTAGGATTCCTAAATCCATTTCTTTATCTTTGAATCAAACTAGTGAATTGACTTCTACTGTACATATAGAATTAATTGCAATGGCGGTTAATATGACATTGGAAGCTATAGAATCAAGGAGGTATCAGACTAATAGTGAAGAATTAAAAAAAATAGAATAAAATAAAACAAAAAAAGACATAGGTCATGAACAAAATTTTAGTCGGTAAAAACACAGCGGTAGGAACACCTACCAATCCAACAAATGTACCAGATGGTGCGCTTGCAATTTTCAATTCAGATACAAATGCCATTTTAAATCCTGGAGATACTATTTCAGATGCCTCTTCAATTTATATTGTACAAGGTACTGCAATTGGAACTAATCCTATAGTATCAGCTCCAATTGATGGAAGTGGTGTTACAGAATGGGATGGAAGAGCTTATGTAGCTCCTATTAAACAGGTTAGTTATGTAGGTTATTCAGGTAGTGGAACTCTTCAAATTCCAGCATTAAATTCAAGTAATTACTTATTTGGTGTAGTTGATACAACTCAAAAATGGCAACCTTTTAATCCGAAGTCAACAAGTATAACTTCAGATTCAAGTACTACTCCTTATGAAATTGCACAACAAGTAGCTACATCTGTAAATACAGCTGTTAAAGCTAATCCTTCTATTTCAGATCCTAATAACTGGGTTGTTAAAGTAGATGTACTTTGTTCTCAATCTTCAACTATTATAACTGGTACAGTTACTGCTACAAATGATTCTACAATTGTAACAGCATCTAGTGGATCAAGTGGTATAACAGTAGGTAGTCAATTACGAATTGGAAGTGCAACAGCAACTACCAGTCCTATTTATGATGTACTTTCTGTTAATGGTACAACTATTATTCTTAATAGACCTTTTCAAGGAGTAACTGCTGCAGGTGTAGCAGCTGGTAAATTAGATGCTACTCCTGATATTAATGATTTTGCAGGTCTTGAAGTAACAGCTATTGATTTTGGTACTTATTTCAATATCTATTTAGATGATAGTTTTGAAACTACTGTTGTAACAGATTCTATTCCTTTTACCCCAAGTTCAGGTTCATATTCAGACATTCTGGCATATGAAAGACAAACAAGAGGTGATTGGGGAGATATTACTACAGTAATTTTACCTTTAACTAGAGATTTTTATGCAGTAGCTGGAGAGACTTATTCTCAATATCATATTGGTAGTTTTAAAACAATTATTGATAGAAGTTTTGGTGTAGGTACTGCAACAGTTATTAGTAATATAAGTTTTGCACTACCTAGTGGAGCAACAGCAGTTAAATCAGCATTTGAAGCTACTTTGAATCCTTGGATGGCAAGTACTTCTAATTCATTATCTTCAGTTAACATATAAAATATAATAATAAGATGAGCATATTAAATAATGAATTTGTTGTAAAAGCAAGATTCACAACTATAACAGCAGCTGGAACATATACTTCTACATTATCTGTTAATCCTACTATTCCTGCAAATGCAGTAATTACATCTCTAGTTGTTAGAGAAAGAACAGCATTAGCTGGTGGTACAAGTTATCAGTTTGTAGTAGACTCTATTTCTGGAGTTGCAGATACAAATGTAACTGGAGCAGTAGCTCTTTCAGTTTATACAGGTGTAAATGAATTAATGAGTGTAGCAAATGGTGTTGTAGCAGCTATGACAAGTACGACTGCAGTAGTAGAAACTGGTACTTTAAAGTTAATAACTTTAGGTACAACTTCAGCTGGAGATATTGATGTAATAATCAAATTTACAGTTGTTGATTAAGAGACTCTTTTCTCTCTCTTTTTTCTATAGTCATGGGAGGGGTAATTAAAACAACCTCTCCCTTTTTTTAATTTAACAAATGGAAGATATCTCAAAACTAAAAGAGAAAAAAGCAATTATTAGTGATAAAATTTCGTTTAGTAATTTAAATAAAGATTTTCAAACAAGTCTATCACAAATAGGGTCTTTAATAAATGTAAATGTAAATATAAATGTAGTATCAGATTTTATAAATGTTATAGCTTCTGCATCTACTACTATAACTTTTACTAAAGCTGGAAGTCCTTTTTCATTTGATAATACTAATTATGCCTTTATTATGAATGATAACGGAGCTGGAATAGTAGAAATTTCAAGAACAATAAGTGGTATTACTTTACAAATACCAGTAAACACAGATTTAAATTATATAGCAATATTATGACAATACAAACATGTACTAAAGAGTGCGGATTATACAATCAATTAGACTATGAAACAAGAAGTGGAACAATAGAACTTTCAGCAGGTACTCATACAATTTTATTTGAAGAATTAGGAGAATCTTTTGGATTTAGAACTATAGATTATATATTAATGTTACAAGGTGATTCTTCTTTAGGATTAGTTTTAATTTCTAAACAGTCAAATGGGTTTACTGTAACGTTA